TGTTAATGATAGTGGAACAACTAATGTAGTTTGGAATTGGCGTGGCAACGGAGCTGGTTCTTCAAACACAGACGGAAGTATTACATCAACAGTTTCAGCTAACACTACATCAGGTTTTTCAATAGTTAAATATACAGGCACAGGTTCTAATGCCACGATAGGTCATGGCTTAGGAGCAGTCCCGAAGATGATTATAATTAAGTCGTTAGCAAATGCCACATTTTGGATGGTGTATAATTCAGCTATTGGGAACAATAGTGAAATTTATTTAAATAGAGCAGATTATGGTGCGTCATCTTCATCAACAGCTTGGCAAGACACAGACCCAACTAATCAAGTATTTTATGTAGGTGGTGGTTCTGGTGATGGAGTAAATGCAAGTGGAGATTATATAGCTTACTGTTTTGCAGAAAAACAAGGCTTCTCAAAATTTAGTACTTACACAGGAAATGGAAATGCTGATGGTGCATTTATTTACACAGGATTTAAACCAGCTTGGATTATGATGAAAAAAACATCTGGGTCAGGTTATCATTGGGTTATCTTTGATAATAAAAGACTTGGTTATAATGACGCAAATAAAAGATTTGAAGCAAGTAGTACTGCTGTTGAAGCAAATACTTCACCAGCAGGACAAATAGATTTACTTTCTAATGGATTCAAAATTCGTACAACTGATGGTCATATAGCAGACGCAGGTGAATATCTTTACCTCGCTTTTGCAGAGGCGCCTTTAGTTGGAACTAACAACGTACCATGTACAGCGAGGTAAAAAATTTAAATGGAGAAAAATAAAATATGACAAAAGCAAGAGATTTAGCAAATATAATTAGTGGTGGTTTTACTGAAAGCGATATACCAAATTTATCAGCTTCTAAAATTACTTCAGGTACATTTGCAGATGCAAGAATAGCAGATTTAAACGCAAGTAAATTAACTGGCTCTATAGCAGACGCAAGAATACCTGCTAGTGCAGTATCTCAACACGCTACATCTTTTGATGACAATAAGATTGTTAATGATATTTCTACTTTAGCTATTAGACAAGCATCTAACGAAAACAAAGGTGCTTACAATACTAACTCAATGTTTGTTGATGTATTTCAAGATAGTTCAGCAATAAATTTAACTAGTGTTTCAAATGTTGATGAATATTTAGCTTCTGTATACACTTCAAAAACTCAATTTGTTCCATCACTTCATAGAACATCAACTAGAAGTGGAACATTAAGTACTCCAAGTTGGACTGGAAGTGGCTCAGTTGCAAACAGTTCTGGTAATAACTCAACTCAATATTCTGGTACTTTAATAAATCAATTATGGGATTTATCAGTAAGTTGGGAATGTAATATGTATGTTGGAAATTCTAATCAAGACGGTAATCACGCAACAATGCAATATATGGGTTTTGGTTTAATGATTACTACTGATACATCTATTTCAGCAGGTTCAGACCCTAGTATTTTTGCTAGTGCAAGTGACCATAGTTGGTATGGTAATGGAAGTTCTGATTGGTCAAATAATAAACTTTTAACATCAGATGCACAAACTGCTTTTGGAGTATCGGGTTTAAGTTATACTGGTAATGACAGTGGTTCAGGTACTGGTGCAAGAGCTATTGATGTAAGTAATGGTGGTCGAATTATTGCAGGATATTATAATGATACTAATGCTTGGACAGGTTTTAGAGTAACACACGACAGTTCAGCAAACACAATAATTTATAGACCATTAAGTTGGAATGGTAGTGTTATTGGTACACCTGACAATATGGTGACAACTATTTCAAATGTTCCTGCAACTGGTAGAGCAGTCTTTGGTTATGGTGATGCTCACGGTAATTTAAGAAATTTTCAAACTTCTTATAATGGTGGAAATGTTGCAAATGATGATTATTCTTATATTGAAAATACAGTTACAAATGCCACAGGTAATGTAATTTCTGATGCAATTACAGCTTCATCATCAACTAACAAGATGGGTGCTATTATTACATATCAAGACAATGCAGGTGTTAACGCATTAAACTCAGATATAGTTTTAAAACTTTCAGCAGATGGTGGTTCTAATTTTACAACAGCTACACTTACAGCTATGCCAGACTTTGCATCTGGAATTAAGATGGCTAAAGTAAATGACTTGTCTGTAACAGCAGGAACAAGTTTAAAATATAAAATAGAATTTGCTAATCAATCTAGTGGAAGTAAGGAAGCAAGAATTAGAGGTGTTTCACTACAATACTAATGGCTAAAAAAATGACCCTAAAAAAGTATGGCGAAATAGCTACTGGGGTTAGACTTTCTTCACACGAAAAATTATGTGCTGAAAGAATGAAGCAAATACAAGAAAGTATTAAAGAATTAAGTAAAGAAGTTAAAAATTTACGACAAGATGTATCTATGGGAAAAGGTGGAATAAAAGTTATTCTAGCTATAGGGACATTAATTGTGGGAATTATAGGATTTCTTCAAATTAAATAATGTTTAAAATTACTGCGTTGCTTTGTGTAATGGCAGTAAATGGACAGGATTTATGTTTAGAAGGCGACATTCCTTTATCACAGCCCATCAACAGTGAAAAACAGTGCTACGAGACAATCCATAATATTACAATGGTAACTATCGAAGAATTTAACAGAAGAAATATACATTTAGGAATGAGATGTATTCAACTAGGAGAACACGTATGATAATATATGATTACACGCCAAAAACATGGTTAAGCAAAGCAAAAATCTATTGGCAAAATACAAATAAAAAACTTTTTACAGCATTTGTAGTTTGGTCAGTAATTCTATGGATAATATAAAATGTGGTTTGCATTATTAAAAAACCCTTTAACAAAAATTATAGCAGAAAAAACATTTGGAGCAATTTCTCACAAATTACAAAAAGATAAAATTATTAGAGAAAAAGAACTAGATGCGGCTTCTCAAATTTCTATAGAACAAGTTAAACAACAAGAACATTCGTGGAAAGATGAATGGTTATGTTTATTTTTTACAGCTTTAATGGGTATGCACTTTGTACCATACTTTCAAGAAACAATGCAACGTGGTTGGGAAATATTACAAACTGCTGACCCAATGTTCTTTTACATTATTCTAACAATAGTTGGTGCATCATTTGGTGTAACTACTATGAACAAACTTAAAAAGAAATGATAGATAAATTTGCTTTTTTAATTTTTGGTTTATTGGATAAATATTGTGAATTTTTAGATAAAACTTTTTTTCCTAAATCAAAAAAATGTAAATGCAGTGGAAAGTGTAAGTGTAAATGAAAATATCAGAAAATACTAGCGTTGCTATGCCAGTAAAAAACATGATTGGTATTGTTATCGCTGTAGCTATGGGTGTCTTTGCATACACAGAAGTAACTGCAAGATTAACTTCATTAGAAACATCAAGAGAATTATTTCAAGCAGATTTATTAAAGAAGTCAGAACAGAAACCAACTGACCAAGAACAATTTATGTTGATTGAAAGTTTGTTTGAAGATGTAGAAAAATTAATTACAAATCAAGAGCAAAATATGACTAACAAAGTCAATATAGAATTTCTTAAAACACAATTAGAAAAAACTTTAGATGATGTAGAAAATCTTAAAGACAAAGTTAGAAAGAATGGAAACGGACATTAATGATTGAAACTGCGGTAGCTTTATTATTATTTGTAGGAGGTGAGATTAAAGAACACCGAATACAAGATAGTATGTCTACATGCTTAAAAAGAAAGCGTGTAGCTGAAAGAGCTGAAAAAGCATCAACATCATACAAATGCCTTTCTTCAAAAATGGAACTAGAAATAAATGTAGATGGTTCTAAATCAATTAAGAAAATAATATTAGATTAATGGCTAAAAAGAAGGACACAGTATTTGTCAGAGAAAAGCCAAAGAAAAGAAAAGGAAGACATGCCAAAAGTTACAGCAAACGAACACCCCGAAGAAAAGTTAAATACAGAGGACAAGGACGTTAGTTTAGAAACAGTTATAAAAGAGTTACCACAATTATTGGTAAACCATGCTTACAAAAAACTAAAATCAGGAGAAGACTTAACAGCTTCCGAAATGAAAGTTTGTTTAGATGTTTGTAAAGCATATTCTAAAGAACCTATTACTAAAAAAGAACATAATATTTTAGACGAAGTCCCATTTGATGATGGACAAAAGAATTAAAAACTTTAAAAATTTTTTATATCTGTGTTGGAAACATTTAAATTTACCACAACCAACACCGATACAATACGATATTGCGGATTATTTACAGTCTAACGAAAAGAGACTTGTAATAGAAGCATTTAGAGGCGTAGGTAAATCTTGGATTACCTCCGCTTTTGTCTGTCATCAATTACTTCTTAATCCTCAAAAAAATATTTTGGTAGTATCAGCAAGTAAAACTAGAGCTGATGACTTCAGTACATTTACACAAAGACTAATTGCTGAAATGCCAATGTTACAACATTTAATACCTAGAGATAATCAAAGACATTCTAAGGTATCATTTGATGTAGCTCCTGCTACAGCCAGTCACGCACCCTCTGTGAAGTCTATGGGTATAACTGGTCAGTTAACAGGTAGTAGAGCAGACATTATCATTGCTGATGACGTTGAGAGTGCTAATAACTCCCAGACACAGCTTATGAGAGACAGATTGTCAGAGACAGTCAAAGAGTTTGATGCCATTATTAAACCTAATACTGGTAGAATTATATTTTTAGGAACTCCTCAAAATGAGATGTCATTATACAACTCATTAGAAGAAAGAGGTTTTAAGACAAAAATTTGGACTGCACTTGTACCTAACCAAACACAAAAAATTAGTTATGGTAACAAACTAGCAGACATTATAGTTGGTACTGAAGGTGAACCCACAGACCCCAAAAGGTTTGACGCAGTAGACCTTATGGAAAGACTATCATCTTATGGTCGTTCTGGTTTTAACTTACAATTTATGTTGGACACAAGTTTGTCTGATGCAAATAGATACCCTCTAAAGTTAAACGATTTAATTGTAGCTTCAGGTTGCTCCACATGGAAAGAAGCACCTGCAAAGATACAATGGGCTTCGTCACCAGAGCAAATGAAAGCTATAGACCCTGATATTCCCAATGTGGGACTTAAAGGTGATTATTTTGTAGCTCCTATGATGATGAGTGAAGAATTTACTAAATTTGAAGGCACAGTGATGTCTATTGACCCATCAGGTCGTGGAGAAGATAAGACAGCCTATGCAGTCCTTAAAATGCTTCATGGAGTGCTTTATCTGACCTCTGTAGGCTCATTAGAAGGTGGTTATAGTGATGACACTATGGCAAGACTATCTAATATCGCAAGGAAGCATGATGTGAACTATGTGGTCATTGAGAGTAACTTTGGTGATGGTATGGCAACTCAGTTGTTAAAACCTATCATGGCAAAGATACACGCATGTGAAATAGAAGAAGTAAGACACAATACACAAAAAGAGAAAAGAATAATAGATACCCTAGAACCACTTATGAATAGCCATAGGTTAGTTATAGATGATTTGTTAATTCACGAAGATTTTAAGAATGAGCCAGACCATCAGTTGTTTAGACAGATGACTAGGCTTACTAGAGACAAAGGGTCGTTAAGGCATGATGATGCTATAGACGCATTAGCAATGGCGGCTAAATATTGGGTAGACCGATTGGATAGAGACCAAACTCTTTCCTATAATCAACACAAAGAAGAACTGTTAGACCAAGAATTAGAAAAATTCATGGAACATAACATTGGAAGGAAACAAGAGAAAGACAGATGGATATAGAACAAACCAAAGAAGCTATTAAGAAAGAAGAAGGTTTCCGTATGGAAACTTATCATTGTACCGAAGGTCATCTTACAGGTGGCTATGGTCATAAAATGTTAGATGGTGAAGTACCACCTAAAGACAAAGCAGGGTGGGACGCCTTGTTTGATAAAGATTTTAATGTTGCACTTAATGGTGCAGAAGAATTACTACAGATGTGTCCTAACATACACGAGACTGCCAAGCATTTGGTTGTCGAAATGGTGTACCAAATGGGTGCTTATGGGGTGTCCAAGTTTAAGGGTATGCTCAAAGCATTACAAGAAGAGGACTATAAGACTGCCAGTGTGGAAATGTTAGATAGTAGATGGGCTAAACAGACACCCAATCGTGCTAATCGTATGGCAGAACGCATGGCAAATATTTAATAAAAAATTCTGTGGGGGTATTCGTCACTACGAAAAAGTGAGTTTCCCCCATAGACGACCAATAAAATCCCTGTAAAAGTCAAAAAGATAGGCAGTTAGCGGGTTTTTCTGTGTATAAGGATAGCATGTCCTTTGCATACGCCTGCGGTGGGCGTACATTTTTTGTTTATCGCCTGTGTGTTAGCTAGTCTGTTTTTTTGCGTTCACGCACAGACCACGCACAATCCACACAAAGCACCACACAAAGTACACCACAGAGCCACACAGAGCCACACACAGCACGATTACAGGGTTGCCCTGTGTCATTGCTCATGGGTAATTAAAGGCTTTATTAGTAAACTGACACTATTAGTAACCTTACACTTTTAGAGAGTAGATATAATAAAGCTATCTATGTGTATCTCTTAAGGTATCTCTTTAAGTATCTACCAAAGGTTAACAATTAGTATTCCATTGATAGGTACATATTTAATAGTAATAAAGATAAGGAGTAGACACATTGACCACACAAGGGCAAAGACAAGCCATTCAAAAATATAAACAATCCAATGCAGGCAGAGACAGCAAGAGAAAAGCACAGCAGAAATACAGAGCAACTAAAAGACTGAATAAGGTTAGTATTATAAAAGGCTCTAAATCTTTCTCTTTTCACTTTCCTAGTAATTAACTATTTAATCCTATAAATGGCTATTATAGGGATTTTTAGCTTATTTATAATTATTTTATTTTAAGTGTTGACACCTAAATTCGCATGGTTTAAGGAGGGGAAGTACTTATTTTTTAACTTTTTTTTTATCTACATACAAAAAAAAATGAGCCACACATGGTGATGTCCTTAGTTACGGACTTTCTGGGCGAGTTGTTTCTCTGAGATGTGTGGGTAGTCCTCCCGAGCCAAAGGCGAACCCTCTAAAAGGGTGGTGATTTTGGTTTCATGCCACAGTGCTTATTAGCTGTGTCGTGGAATTTCAAAATAGGTTGGCTCATGCGGTTGTATGTAATTTAATTATTGCACTGACGAGGACACAGACAAGTCCGAAACAATCAATCAAACAATCGGAAAAAAAATGACACAACTCAAAAAACTAGGTTCAAACATGACTGTATTAAAAAATCCGAATAACGCACTTTGCGAAGAAATGTTATTCAGCTATGAAACACCTGTTGCAGGTTATGACATAGACGGCTTTTTTGTTACGGCTAAGAAATGGAGCGTCACAACAAGTAAGCACATTGGAAAATATTTAAAAATGAATATGTGTGACAAGGCAAAGGCAAGAACAATATCTCAAGATGAAGTATTTAAGAAAGCAGGTAATTAATGCAAATACTTATTTTTTTAAGTTTGTTAATTATTTCAATAAGTGGTTTTGTATTAGGTTTAATATTCAATGACCATTTATTAATGACGTTGTCGTGGATTAGTTCAGTTAGTTTCTTTTTATTTACTATATTGAACGCCTTTGGCGTAATAGATAATTAAAACAATCAGCAACACTGACGAGCCTTATATAGGCGAAACATGGGCGGACACTTCGCCCTTGTCTGTTGCATAAGCAACTAATCAATCAAACAATCGGAGCAAACAATGCTGACACTTAAACAATTAAGACAAGAACCCTATAAGCATGGTTACCCAACTATCAAAACAGCAACGGAATTTGGAAAGGTTAGAGACCTTTTTAAAATAGTTGATGACTTAGTGAACATTAGAAAAAACACCATGTTTAATACTGTTGAAGATGAAAACAAATTTAATTATGTTTTGTCTGAATTACAGTTTTATCATAATGAAATTGATTACGCACAATTAATTAAAAATGATAAAATTGAAGGATTTTCGAAAATTTAGCAACACTGAAGAGCCTTATATAGGCGAAACAGGCGGAAATATTCTGCCTGTATGTTGCATAAGCAACTAATCAATCAAACAATCGGAGTAGAAAATGCAAACTGACACAATAGAAAAAAAAGAAAAGTTTAGCAGAAATGCTGACGACTTAGTGAAACACACTTATAATAATTTTTCTTTTTGGACACAGGGAACAGACGAGCCGAGCGATAGGCTTAAAGCTGTTGCAGTAACTTTAAGAGATGATAATTATCAAACCGAACAAGATGAGCCTTGTGTTATTATTGAAAGGCAACTTTCAAAATATCACGTTGATGATTATTTTTTTGAAATTTGGCAAGACATTGATTTTTATAAAATTAATGAATATTC